TCAAAACAATGTATTCATTTCAAGCCGTAACTTTTCTTCATTGAGTTTATCATCCAATCGCTGCAACAAATGGGAATACTCATCATATATATTACGGACGATTTCAATGGCATCACCTTCATTGTAAGTGTGTGAAGTGGTTACTCTGGCTTTCGCCATTCTGCGCCAACCGTCATGGTCGGCAATCAAGCCATCTTCGAAAGCCTTCTGAAGCGTACCGTTCGGACCTTGCACAAATTCATAGCCTTTGTACTTTAATAAGTCTTGAAGAACCTTCCAGCCAAGTTCGAAAGTATATTCAAATCGCTGTATCAACCCTTCCATTTCCAATTCAGACAAATCATCCGCTTTCTTATCAGATTCTGTTATATCCTGAATACGCTTATTAGCGCGATGAAAGCTGTCGTATCTTTGAAGCCAACGTATATCTTGTTCCATATTAATTAAGATATTTCAATACCCCAGTTTATTTGGTTAAGCAATTCAAGTTTAACTCAATACCCGAAAGAGCTATCTCTGTCTGATATTTCTTTTTTAATTGTTCTTTCATGTCATCCATGTATTTTGGATTACCACCAGCAACAAGCTGTTCAAATTCGTAGGATTTTCCTATCTCATTAACAAGAACCTCTTTTGCTTTTTCTACATTTCCACATGAATACCATTTATAAAATTCAGTCTTAAAATCACAAGACGGTATTGTCATTTTTTCTTTTATCTCATTAACATCTTTGACTAAAAGCAAAAACTTGACAATAATTATAATCAATATTACCAACTGGATAATACCAGCCAACAAAGATATAACTCCAATAATTTCCATAACTTTAAATCATTATTTATTCATTAATACATTAATCAATCTCTCTTTCTCTTGAAGAAGTTTATCTTTCGCATCGATAACTTCTTTCAAATGCTTTATCTCAACCAATGCACTTTCAAGTTTTTCTTTACAATCCAAGCTTAAAGAATCCACATTATTATTCTGACCTAAAACGATACTATTATTTCCTGTATTAGATTGATTGTTATTTACTGAATTATCAAAGAAAATAGTTATTGGAACATTAAAAATAGCAGCAAGCTCACGAAGCAATGAGGTGTTAACATCTTCTTTATCAAGCATATCATATACAGCTTGTTTTGTCTTACCCAATCGTTTTGCCAAATCTGCAACTTCAATATTTTGTTTAAGCATTAACTCTTTGATTACCAACCCAATTTTCATACATTTAAAGTTTTTATTTAATCATATTCATTATTTTCTTGAAAAATATTTCAAGTTTTTCTTGTTTATATTTCAAGAAAACATTTAATTTGCACCATAAAGTTAGTGCAAAAGTGCAACAACAGCAAAATAAAGTTGGAATAAAAACAGCAAAATAGATTATTCACTCTAAAAAAGACAAGATATGACACAAAAAGAATTCGAAGAAAGAACAGGATTATCGGTGTCACCTCAATGCTATCATGGCTTGATTGAACCCGAATACATGAACAGCGACCTCGATAAAGACGAGTGGTGCAAACAATGGAAGAGAAAAAAAGGTCTGCAAGTAGCTTACTATTATGAGCAAGGCAGAGCAGAAGAGGCTATTAATCAAGCGAAACAATATAAAGAGCTTTCCGATAAGCGTTCAGAAATCATCTTCGAGCAAGATAAACAGATTTGTCATTTGAATGAGGTTATCAAAGAACGGGGTAAAGAGCTCAACTCCCTATATGAGAATCACAATCTAATGAAAAAAGAAAATGCAGAGCTTAAAGCAAAACTTCTGAAATATGAAACGGCGATGTCTGCTCTGAAAGAAATAATTAATATCTAAAAATAACGAGGGCGAACAATTGCCCTCACAATAATAGAAATATGAGCAAATCAATTAAATCCAAAGCAAGAGTAAAGGTTATTACCGAATTTGGATACTGGTGTTTAGCTGAAATACGAGGTCTGAAAGAGGGAACTGTTTTAGACGGAAGATACAACCCAGTAAACAAAGCATTTGATTTTTCTTGGAATGGTCAGGATGCAATGCTGTGGATTGGTCAAAATGGAGAATTAATCGGTAACGAATCGCAAACCCCAAACAAATAATCAATCCCGACCAGGCTTGACCGCCTTGCCGGGAACTCAGACAATAATATCAGGTATATGGAAAATCAATTAGAAATTATTAAATCCAATCTCCCTTATGGCTATGAGGGGAGCATTGCAAAAGAAGCAGGATGTTCAAAAGGCACAGTACATAATATCCTAAACAACAAGCCTGCATCTGCCCGTTCATCTTATAAGGCTAAAGTTCTCACAATAGCAACCAGAATGGCTAAAGAAGCCTTGGAAGCCTCAAAAGGAGTTTCTAAAGCGGCAGCCGAATTAGAAACATTGCAAAATGGAACTACAAGCGAACAATGAATTAACCAAGCGTGAAAATCAAATCGCCGGACTTGCCTTTTGCGGACTCGCAAAGAAAGAAATGGCAGACAGGCTTCACGTGGCTTACGGAACTATCAACGTATTGCTCGACAAAGCATACAAAAAGACCGGAACCAGCAAATTAAATGAACTGGGGTCATGGTGGGCCAATAGAGTATTTACTCTAAACATCGATTTTCAACAGCTACAAAAAACGATTATAGCTCTTTGCTTCTTGGGAATAGCAATATTCCAATTTTCAGTAGATAATCATCACGATTATTACTACCGAACAAGAAGAGGAAGAACGCAAAGATACAAGACAGAAGAAATATCTCAACCTAATTATAAACAGGCAGCATAGCATAGAGTTGCAATGTGTTTCAGATAGTGAAGAAAGCTCGTAACCAATAATTAACCAACCAAAGAAACAGCTAAAATGGGAGAAAGATATTTAGAAAGAATTGTAGCAAGCGGCATAAAAATCGGAACGATTCAGACGCTTAAAGCATTAGGGCTACTGCCGGAGGTGGTAACAATCTCCCAAGCAGAAAAGATATACGGACGTCGTCTCATTACAGAATGGCGTAGTAAGGAATGGATAAAGTTTTATCCTGCAAAGAACAAGGAACGCGGCAAGTATTATGTGAAAATGTCCGAACTGGAAACAGCAAGTGCCATGATGGATATTCATAACAAAGTACCGGCCAACATAATCAAAGTATTAATGCAAGTACCATGACTGCAAAAGATATACAAATAGGGCAGAACATTTCAGCCGGATTCTTTTTCCGGTGCGGACATTACGGGGATGATGTGGACTACGCCATTATTACCGGAGTGGTTATACGCAAATTGGAATGCTATAATCAGGTGCTTGTTGATGTCGATTTAGAACAATCGTTTAATAGTCCCGGCAAATCAGTCTGGGTACGGTTAGACAAAGCAGATTTTAATATTAACAACTAAAATTCTCATTATGAGCAGTATTATTCAAGTTAAGATGGAAGAGCTAAATGCGCTTCCAGCAACGAAAATTGTCGAAAATGAAGGTGTACAAGCAAAGTTTATTCAAATGTACAATGCAATTTGGGGTACGGATAAGGGTGAGCAGATGTACCACAAAGAAGTATTCAATTTTCAAAAATTACTTCGGGATAACCCCGATGTAGCCACTTCAAGCAAAATGTCCCTTTATGGCTGTTTCCTTGATATCGCAGTCAATGGACTAACATTAGACCAGACAGGGCATCCGCTCTGCTATATTCTGAGTCGCAACTGCAAAACTGGGTACAAAAACGAACATGGGAACGATATTTACGAAAAACGTGCATACGTTTCGGTTACCGGCTACGGTGAACTTACCATGCGTATGCGTGCCGGCCAAATTAAATATGCTGACAACCCCGTCGTCGTTTATGAGGGAGACCATTTCAAGGCATCTTTAGTCAATGGAGTAAAAAACATCGAGTATGAAGCACAATGCCCCCGCACATCAACCAAGGTTATTGCAGCATTCATACGCATTGTACGCAATGATAATTCAGTGGATTATCAATGGCTTATGCAAGGGGATATTGAACGCTTGAAGCATTATAGCGAAAAAGCAAATTCCAAATGGAATGAGCAAACCAGACGGAGAGAGCTTGGTAATGCCAATGCTTTATACACTTCCAATAATGGCGGTATTGACCCCGGTTTCCTTGAAAACAAAATGATTAAACACGCCTTCGACGCATACCCTAAAGTACGTACCGGAAAATATACCATTATGGCAACCGACCAGGAGGAAGAAGAAATCATCGATTATGGAATTGTGGAAGATGCCAATATTGCACAGGAAGACCCAAACATTCCTTTCGGTGAAGAAAAACAGCTCACCGCACCGGAACCGGTATCTGTAAATGTCAGCAAAGCAGATGAAGAAGAAGGATTCTAACCATTAATACTTAAAGCTATGTCAACAGAATTAATAAAAGTAGAAGAGTTTACCTCTTTAATGAAAAGTGCCCCTGACGCCTTAGGCAAGAACCAAAAATCAATAGCCAACTGTAATTCAGCGGGACAGGCAATCTTAGATACGATTCAAGGAGAAGGTATGACTGATGAATTGGATGCCAAAGCTGCGGAGTATCTGAAGAAAGTCAATGTTACAATTACTAACATGAAAAGCCGTCGTGCGCCTGTTACCCAACTATTCGACCGTATCCGGTCCATTTTCACGACAGATGAAAAAGCTATTGATCCAAAAGACAAATCAACTATTCCGGGCAAAATAGCTGCAGAACGTGACAGATATGCAGCACTGAAGCGTGAAGAAGAAAGAAGGAAGCAGCAGGAGATGCAACGACAAGCCAATATCGAAAAGGAAAAAGGAACGTATCGGTTTGCTATTGAACAAGCTATCAATACGCACATGAGTTCCTATTTTGCCGAACAACAGAAGAATCTGAGCCATATTTGGGAAAGCATTACACTGGCTACATTTGAACTGAAAGAAAAGAGTATTAGAGGTTGGTCAACTCTGTACCCTCGTGAGCACTTCGACACTTTCAATCAAGACATCACAACTTATTATCTGGACGCACAAACCAAAGCGAATATCAAGGCTGAAATTCTAAGCAATAAATATTCCGCTTTCTCTCAACAGTATAAGTTTGACATGGAGGATTTACGTCAGTCATTTATCGACCGTCTTTCCTCCAAAAAGCAAGAACTTATTGAGGAAGAAGAATTGCGTAAGAAAGATGCTGAAGCTGCAGCCAAAGCGGAAACCGAAAGGAAACAACGGGAAGAAGAGGAGCGAAAACAACGTGAACTTGAAATACAGCAAAAAGAACATGAGCAGCAACAAAAAGCGGAATCTTCTATACAATCCGCACAAATGAATAGTCTGTTTGCAACGGCTGCCGCTTCTGTTACAACAAGAACCAGCAAAGCCAAAGTGACTGAAAGGATTAAAATACTACACCCTGCCGGCTTCTTGGAAATATATCAGATGTGGTGGATAAATGAAGGTCAGAATCTGACAATAGAAGAACTTGAAAAAATCCACAAAAAGATGATTTCCTTCTGCGAAAAGAAAGCCAACAGCGATGATGAAATGAAAATCAAATCAAAATATATCCGATACGAAGAAGAAGTTAAGGCAGGAAAGTGATGGCAAATCCAGATTCATATTACTTGCGTACAGAAGTCAGCAACTCCGATCTGACAGAACTCAAAAACTATCTTTATCCCCGTACCCAGTATGGGGATAAAGAAAAAGCCTTCAAGTTTGGGACATTGGTAGATGCACTTATTACCGAAAACGAACGGGTACATTATAGTAAGCGCATGGTGGATGATGTAACCTATTCACGGGAAGATTTCGAGTTAGGCCTTGCCATGAGGGAAGCTTTAAGAAAAGAGGCAAGAAAAGACGAGTTCCTTAGAGCCGTTCTTTCCAACTCCGACACACAGAAATTCATGGTGAACAAATCCCAGAGGTTTCTCTACGGAAACTTCGAGTACACTCTTGATACCCGGTGTAAATGGGATTGGTGGTTACCTGGTTTTGGATTTGGTGGAGATTTAAAGACCACTTTTGCAGAATCACAAAACCAGTTCAATGAAGCTATAGATTTTTTTGATTGGGACCGTTCCAGAGCATGGTATATGGATATAGCAGGAAGCCAACAGGACTTTATCTATGCCATCAGCAAGAAGAACCTGAAAATATTCAAAGCATTCATTAGACGAGACGATGATACCTATAAACGTGGAAAAGAGAAGTATGATGAATTGGCTTTTAAATGGTGGATGCTCTTTTCTTGATATATTTTAATCGAAAACGATATGAACATACTTATCACACCCAAAGAACAAATCTGCAAGGAACTTACAGATATTGACTCATTCCTCAATATAACAATGAGCGAAAATGCAGAAGAAGCCGTATTGCGCGGAAATGACTTGGCTGTATATGTCGCCCGTTCAGGCAAGTTATTAGCTGATGCTAAATATTGGCTTAACGAAGCCATGAATTCCGAAACAATGAAAACACTTGCCGAAACAGCCAAAAATGCCAAGGCTACAGCTACGGCAATAAACGCTTTAGTAAACTCCCTTTGCAGGGAAGAACGATATTTGGTCGATTGGTGTGAACGGTGCAATCGAACCGCAACACATCAGCTATCATGGTGCGTGACAGTAATAAGCAAAGCCAAAGAAGAAATGAAAATGGCTGGTATGTACAACAATAACAACAGACAAAAATGCTAAACGACCAAGAAGCACCCAAATACTTGCTTTGGCTTCTTATAGCCATTATCCTAATGGGATTAGACGAAAACATTACTGGATTCCCATTCATCATGGGAGCCGGTATAATCATATATCTATTTATTAACATGCTTATTCTTACATCAAAGGATGAGCCTAAAAAAGAGAACAATGGAAACTGCAAAAATTGACATCAAGCAGGCTGTCATTAAAAAAGACAGATTAAATGTTGTGTACAACGAGCGATTCACAGAAGCCAACTACACAAACAAGGTTACCAAGAATTGCGACCAAATCGTACATTCCGAACTGAAGGAGATTTTTAATCACTTGAAACTGCATCTTGTGGTATTATGCGAGCAACCCGAAGCGGAAAAAATCTACAAATCAAGTTTTACATCACCGAGCTTTGATGAAACTCTGAATAACTACTTCATTACCGGATATGCCAATGATAGCAACGATGGAGTACCGGGTATAACCATAATGGGAGGCAAATTACTACAATCCGGTAAAATTGTGGATTTGAAAATCTTTACTCCATTCGGAGACGAAGAATATAAATTTTCAGAAGAACTACAAATAGATGCAGCAGCTTGCGATGCGGAAGTGGAAGCATATCTCTTTGAAGAGAAATGGGGCATTAAGCAAGAGCGGTTAGACTTTGATAGCGATATCCCCGATGAAGCTGTTACCGATGCAGAAGAACTTCCTGCAGAAGAAGAAAAGCCTAAAAGAAAAGGCAGAAAGACCAAAACCATAGCTCCTGCCGCTTAATCAAATTCGGGGCTGATTTTTGTCAGCCCCATAAAACTCTAAATTACAAGTCATGATTATAGAATTAAAAGGAAACGTTTTTGAAGTTACTTTCAAGTACAAGCCCACTATTGTTGACAGAATACGTCAAATCACAGGCAAGAGATATGACGGAAGCAGAAAGAAATGGCTTATTCCTGTTTCCAGTCGTGTCGAACTTGAAAAAATGGTCTATCAAATCAGACCATTTGAAAATATCCAATGGGTTACAGGACAACAGAAACAAGAAGAAGAGGAAGAAGTTGCATACAATATACCGGAGCTGCCGGAGCTTGATATTCCCCACTTACTAAAAGTAAACCCATATCCCTATCAATTAAAAGGAATTGCAAGAGGATTACAGCTCAAACGATTCATGAATTGCGACGAGCCGGGCCTTGGAAAGACACTGCAAAGCATTGCAACCATTAATCTTGGGAATGCCTTTCCTTGTTTGGTTATTTGTCCTTCTGCCTTAAAGGTTAATTGGGAAAGAGAATGGCATAAGTTTACAGATAAAAAGGCAATGGTACTGACGGATAAAGTACGAGATACATGGACTTTCTTTTATCAGACTGGCATGTATCAGGTATTCATCGTTAATTATGAATCGCTAAAAAAATACTTTGTACAACGTATCAAAAAAGAATCTGGTTGGACTTTAAGAGATGTGGAATTCAGAAACAGCATCCAACTTTTCAAATCTGTAATCATTGATGAAAGCCACCGTTGCAAATCATCATCCACTCAGCAAGCTAAATTCTGTAAAGGTATATGCAATGGTAAGGAATGGGTCATTGAACTTACCGGAACTCCGGTTGTCAATAAGCCTAAAGATTTAATTCCGCAGTTATCTATCCTTTCCAGAATGGAAGATTTTGGAGGATATAAGACATTTGTCAATAGATATTGCTCCGGTCAGAATGAAGCATCAAACCTGAAAGAACTGAACTATATGTTATGGACTAAATGTATGTTCCGGCGTGAAAAGTCATTGGTGCTGACAGACCTTCCCGATAAAATACGACAAGTAAATACTTGTGAGATAACTAACCGCAAGGAGTATATCGACGCAGAGCGTGATCTTATCATGTACCTACAAAAATACAAAGAAGCGGATGATGAAAAGATAGAGAAAGCATTACGAGGTGAAGTCATGGTGCGTATTAATATCCTCCGCCAAATATCAGCCAGAGGGAAAGTACGTGATGTAATTGAGTTCGTAAAAGACTTTCGTGAGAATGGAAAGAAAATCATCCTCTTTTGCTCACTTCACGAAGTGGTAGATCAACTGAAAAGCTATTTTCCTACGGCTGTATCTGTAACAGGAAGGGACTCACAAGATGAGAAACAAAGAGCAGTGGATTCTTTTCAAAACAATCCCAAAACGGATATTATCATCTGTTCCATTAAAGCTGCTGGAGTCGGACTGACCCTAACTGCATCAAGCAATGTTGCCTTTGTTGAATTCCCCTGGACTTATGCCGATTGTTGCCAGTGCGAAGACCGTGCGCATCGTATAGGGCAAAAGGATTCTGTAACCTGTTACTATTTCCTCGGCCGACGTACCATTGACGAGAAGGTTTACCGTATCATTCAAAATAAGAAAGCCATTGCCAAAGATGTTACCGGTTCCACGGAAGATATAGAAGAGAATATCGTTGATATGGTAGCTAATATTTTCAGCACAGATTATGATGATGAAGGTTTCTAAAATAACACCACAACAAAAAATAGACCGGCTGAAAAAAGCCGGCTATCAAGTTCAAGAAAAAGGTAATAAAATCCGTGCCGCTAAAGGTTCTTTGATAATCAATGGCACTATAAACCAAGTACACAAAGAAGTTTTTAACCGATAATTATATTGATATGAATACGTATAGCAAATATGTACCCAATGTTTTTCTCGCAAAATGCAGTGAAAAACACGAAAAAGGAGAAGTTATTGAAGTTACAACCAAATATGGCAAAGAGAATGAATGTATTGTATTCAATCTCATCTATGAACGTGAAGGCTTTTATTATTACTCCATCGTCAGAGCTGACGGATTTAATGTGCAAGAATGGGCCAAACAAAGAGCCGAGCGCCGCCATGATTGGGCCCAGTCTGCCGGACAAAAAAGTAACGAATATTTCAACCGCTCGAACAAAGACAAAGATTTTCTTTCTCTTGGAGAGCCAATTAAGGTCGGGCACCATAGTGAGAAACGGCATCGAAAAGCGATTAATGATGCTTGGAACAATATGGGAAAAAGTGTTGAATTTAGCGACAAGGCTGCCGAACACGAAAGAATTGCCAAATATTGGGAAGAAAAGGCAAACACTATCAATCTTTCTATGCCGGAAAGTATCGATTTCTACGAACACAAGTTAGAGAAAGCGAAAGAATATCATGAGGGTGTTAAGTCTGGCAAATATCCACGTGAACACGCTTATACTCTCACTTATGCCAAGAAAGCTGTTAATGAAGCACAAAAGAATTACGAATTAGCTAAAAAACTATGGGGAGATTATCTGACGAATGGTGTTGTATGAACTGCGCCCGATTGAACGAATGTTTAATGAATGAACCAGATTTAAACTTACTTGACTATTGCGTGGCATACAGAGATTTAGAAAATAAAGAAGATTAATTTAAAACGGAACAGTTATGAAACAGACAGTAGAAGAAGCGGCTATGAATTTTGCCAAGAAAGAAGCGGACTAATATGGATGAAAAAAAACTTAGACAAATGAAAAGATACAGAATATACAGATACGGACTTTTTGACCACATTTTTGACGTTCAAGTGAAAAAGTGGTATGGATGGGTACTTGTTAAGAGGTTTAAGGCAGATATAAGTTCTGATGACACAATGATAGATAATATTTATTATTGTGAAATGTTATCCAAGGAACTTTTGGAAAAATTGGAGGAGGAATTATGAAATCAAAACAAGTATTATCAGTCGAACAGATGAAACATTTGCAGGAGCTTGGGCTGGATACAAGCGATGGAAGCATGTGTTTTGAGTGGAATGAATCAGATTCAGACAACATGGTTGTAACCTCTCCGGATGCCGATACGAATTACGACTATTATCATGAAACTTACACTTTGCAGGACATTCTCGATAAGCTGCCGCCTGTCATAAAAAAATATTATTGGCTTGCAATCAGAGTTAGTGCACACAAGGGAATGTGGTATGTAGAATATAATGGAAGAGGGTGTACTTTATCTTATTTTTATTCAGAAAATCTCATTGACGCGGCCTACGGGATGCTGTGCTGGTGTATTGAAAAACAGATATATTAAAACTAAAGAAAACAAACGCAATTTTGTTCTCGATTGGTTCAATGGTAGTTGGTTCAACGGCAGTCAGGACTTTGACAGTTGGGTTCGCCCCGTGTCCGCTGCCTCTCCTAATTCACTTTAACCTTATAAATGATTATAACTATGGCAAAAGTATTTATAACAAAGTATGCCTTAACAAAAGGTATTAAAGAGATAGAAGCAGATATTATTAGAAGTAGATTTGAAGATGGAGAATATGTAAGGGATGGTTTATGTTCTTACTTCTGTATAGGGGAAAACGCATTCACCGATAAATCCGAAGCGTTGAAAAAGGCGGAAGAAATGAAGATTAGGAAAATCGCTTCTCTTCGTAAGCAGATTGAGAAACTTGAGAAATTATCTTTTAAAGTAGAGGAGATTTGATTATGGAACAAGAAAGAAAAATCGGAGAGGTATTTGAATATAATGGAGAAAAAATTATCGTGAAAAAAGATAGCGATTTTATATACGAATGTGATAGATGCGTCTTTAATGGTAAACCGGAATGCGGTGATTATTATTGCTTGCATTTTGAAAGACAAGATAAACAAGATGTGCACTTTGAAAAAGTGGAGGATTGATTATGAAAGCAAACCTAATATTTTTTCTTGCGATATTCATCATATCAGCATTATTCATCGGTCATTTCCGACTGACATTCTCACCGTTCAGTGTATCCTTTCTCTATTGGCATAGGACTGTAGGAGTTATTCTTATCGTTGTAGGATGCTTGGTTTACAACATAGGTGAGCATATATCCGGTTACAAGAAAGGGCTGGATGAAGGCATGGAGATTGTTTTGAAAGAGTTAAAAAAAAGATACAATGAAGAAGATAATGTTCAATGATAAATACAGTCTAACCCCGGCTGTATTGGATGGTCGGAAGACTATGACAAGAAGGATGGCTGCCATTCAGCCACCATACAAAAACAGTGAGATATGCTTTCCTACAGTTCTTCTTTTGGAAGATGAACCCGAAAAACACCCTTTGTGGCTTGCTTATTGTTGGAGGAACAAGGATAATCCGGAAGAGTCTACTCCGTGGATAAAACCGAAGTATAAAAAAGGAGAAGTTGTCGCAATAGCGCAGTCCTATAAAGATTTGGGCTATTCTCCCGAAGAGCCATTACAGGAAGAAGCTGGTTATTATCCCCACATTAAAGATGCTTCCGGTTGGACTAACAAAATGTTCGTCCGCGCCGACATCATGCCCCATCATATCCGCATTACCGACATCAAGATAGAACGGTTGCAAGACATTTCCGATGAAGATTGCCTGAAAGAAGGAATTTACAAAGGACAATGCGGAAGTGCAGATACACATTTTATGGATGTTTATTATTATAAAGGAGATATTCAACCTTATTGCACTCCTCGTGACGCATTCGCAGAACTGATAGATAAAGTCTCCGGCAAAGGTACATGGGCATCCAATCCTTATGTTTTCGTATATGAATTTGAACTGATTGATTAAAAACGAGAAAAGATATTGATTATGAAACGTGAAATAAAAAAGTTCATATAGCATGAAGATAATTGTTAGTTTTTCCGGTGGTAAGGATTCGCAAGCCTGTTTAATCCAGGCTGCCAATAAATATGGAGCCGATAAAATAGAAGCCGTATTTTGTGATACAGGTTGGGAGCATCCCGATACTTATCAACATATTAGTAACGTGTGCAAACAACTTGATGTCAGATTAGTAATTTTGAGAAGTAAGAAATACACTGATTTTGTGGATATGTCTAGGCAAACGTTCCCGATTCCCGTCTTCCCAAAGAATGTTTTGCACCTCTGAATTAAAAATAAAGCCGATGATTGATTATATTCTCTCACTTACTGAACCTTGCTTGATAATTCAAGGTATTCGAGCAAAAGAAAGCGAAGAACGCGCCAAACTTCCTCATGAGTGCAACTACTTCGGAGAATATTTCGAACGTGTGAAAAAGAATCGTAAAGGAAAGGTTATTGAGGTATGGAAGCAAGATTATCGTAGAAAAGATGTGCTTAAATGGTGCGAACATTATGATGCCAGTGTTTCCCGCCCAATCTTCCAATGGTCAGCACAAGAAGTTATAGACCAGATCCTTTCTGCTGGACAAAATCCAAATCCTTTATATTATCGTGGATTTTCCCGAGTTGGTTGCTATCCCTGTATTATGTGCAGGAAGCAAGAGGTAAAGCTAATTTCGCAAGAAAAGTTTGGACGAAGTCGCTTGATAGATGCCGAACAACGAATGAAAGAAGAAACCCCAAATGGTTCGTCTTTCTTCTCACCGGGCTACATCCCTAATCGTTTCTGTAAAAATAAGACTTATCCAACAGTAGAAGAAGTTTTCGAGTATGTAAACCGGAAAGATGCCGGCATGGATGATATGTTTGAACCTGAAGGTGGATATAGCTGTATGAGCCTTTATCATGGGCTTTGTGAATAAGAAGTTTAATTCAAATCCGAACAAATATGAATAATATATTTACAATTTGCTATTCAGAAGAAGAGGCTAACGAAATTGGACATTTCATAATGCGAAAAGGCTATGAAGGTGTTCAAAATGACAGTTACAGATATTGTCGTGAAGCGATTCGGTGGGCTTTCAGACAAGCTAAAAGACATCATTCAAATTGCATCTACATTGGCGTTAGAGGTTGTCAAATGATTGTATCCAAGAATAAAAGGAGACTTCGCAGGAACAGACTAAAATACATTGAGAAGAAACGAATATTTTACAACTTATTGAGCAGCTATTCAGAACGAATAGCAAAAATGACTAAAGAAAAATGTGTTGTATGCGGAAAAGAAACTGTATCAGTCATTAAGACTGATGCAGGCTATATCTGCTATAACTGTTATGCTGAGCAAAAGAATCCATCCAAAAGAAAAAGGAAGAAAAACAACGAGGAAGAACGTATGCAATGCAAGTTCTTTGAAGAAGTGGGAAAGCTATTCCCTAGGTTGCCCAATAAACTTCTTTTCGCTGTTCCGAATGGTGGAAGCCGCCATATAAGGGAAGCCGCTAATCTCAAACGGCAAGGTGTAACTTCCGGCGTATCCGATGTTATCCTACTAATCCCAAAGAAAGGCTACGCTTCGCTATGTATAGAGTTTAAGACAAAGAAAGGCATCCAATCGGAAGAACAAAAAGAATTTCAAAGGCAAGCGGAAAACTGCCGAAATAAGTATGTTATTGCCCGCAGTGTCAAACAAGGCATTGACGCACTAAAGGAATATCTGCTATAAAGGTGAGGGGGTCGCTATTCACGAGACCCCCTCACTGCTATTTTGAGACTTTTATAAATTCATTGTAATCAATCTTTGTGTTGGGATTAAAATTAACCAATTCCAGTTTATACCCCTTTGTGCCCCAACTCCACCACAAGAATTTTCGTTTTGGGATTCGATGAACAGCAGCCGCCAGACTATCACGAATATTATAATAAACCGTAGAATCCTTGAAACAGGCTATCACATGAGACCATTTGCTATTAACCTCTAAACAATCCGACCTGTCCGGAAGTGGATGCCAACGGTCTGCATAGATTGTTTCTGTTGAATGAATCCCGGTTTTAACCAAAGCCTCAAGATGCTTGTTTTTAATTCCGAGTTCTTTTATTGTTTGAGCATCATCTGCACGATACTCTTTCAGCTCATCAATAGTCAAGTTCAATGCCGATACGGAAACAGCATTTAAACTATCCTGAATTTTATAACGCTCGATCTCTTTATTTAATACAGAAATATTATTTGAATGACGAGCACATTCACTATGCAAACCCCTATTGTATTTAATTAAGATACCAATAACCAATATTAGTATCCCGACAGCCATCAGCATCCACTTCTTCATTTGATTTTAAGATAATTAATAATACCAATAACATGAGTCTCTACAATACTTTTCTTCCCTTCTTCCGATAATAAGAAATCCACATCTTCCATATTATCCTGGAATAAGTTTTCGGTCAAAACTGCCGGACACTTTGTGTGCTTCAAGATGTAGAAGTTGCTTTCCTTATCTGCATCACCGTCTGTGGTATCCTTGCGCACCTTCATATCCGGCAAAAGCTGTCCGGCCGCTGCATATAGACAATCAGCCAGTCTGTCGGCTTTCGTCTGACCTGCCGAAGTCCATGCTTCCCAACCGCGCGCCTGCATCCATGCAGAACCATTGCCTGCCGCATTACAGTGAATAGATACAAGGATAGTATCACTAGCCTTGTATTCATTTACCCTGCGACAACGCTCGGATAAGGGGACATCTATTTCCTCTTTTACGATACGTTCGGCATCAACGCCTTGTTTGCGCAATTCCGCTTCCAAACGTGTGGCAATCTCACGGGCATACGCATACTCTTTCAATCTTCCGTCCGGAGAACACTTGCCCGGAGTGTTGCTTCCGTGTCCGTTGTCAATCAATATTTTCATTCTGCACGTCCTCCTTGAAATATTTGTCATAAACCACATGAGCCACCCATCCGGCAATAACACCGACACCGAATGATACGACAGTAGTCAAGTTCACCCAAAACGGAGTGTAGTGCAGATACAGCATAACTCCCACGATGATAGCGATAACAATCGCTGCAATAATCAGTTTCTTTTTCATTCTGTTACTCCTTATTTATTCATGTTATTAAAAAATTCAACCTTAGCCTCATCAATGGCTGTTTTGATATTGGCATAGGCACGTGCGTTATTGGCGCCGACAGGATTATAGATTTCCGACTCTATTATGTCTGAAAACTTCTTTACCCAATCCGTTGACATAAACTCACTGAGCCTTTTTCCGCGGTGAATAAAGTTATCGAGTTCAATACTCCGCTTTTTGATTATGGCATTACAACGCGTCTCTATTTTTCGTCTCGTCTTCTGCTTATCATCAATATTGTTCTCATCGCGCACATTGCGGACCAGCCGGCACAGTCTTTCACAATCAAGGTCAAAGAAGTTGTTACAGACTGAATTTATCTGCATCTGAGAAATAGGCTTCAATCCCTCGTTAATATCAGAGAGAACCTCATTTTGAGCCTTGGTTTCCACAAGCAAATCATTTATCACCTTTTCCTGCCTGGTTATCACATTATCCACCAAATGTTTGAACCATTTGAAAATGAATAGCCACATCACACCGCATATAATGAGGAAGAAGGCTCCTGCAATGGCCACCATGCCAAAATCGCTAATCCCCTTGCCCACCTGAAGGGCCGCATTCACTGCATCCGTATTCATATTTTTGTCATTTTGCTTTATGGATAGGTTTATACGAAAAAACTGCTCGACCATTACTTGGACTGTGAATTATTTTATCCCAGCCATACTTTTCCACCAAATTATTACTCGCTTTCATAAACTCTTTTCTCCTAAAATATAAGCCAAGAGAGAAATTGAAGCATAAAAAAAGCAGCCGGAATTCGACTGCTTTAACTTTTAATGATTATCTTTGCAACATCTCACTTACAACACATGAAAGCGAACCTGAGAACGGTGGCATTGCCCCCGGTCATTCGGGTTCGCTCGTTATGTGTTAAAAGTAGGTGAGATGATTTTTAACAGGCCGGGGGCTTTTTAAGATTTTACCTTAGCTATTATCAATAATTGTTTCTGCATTACAAAAGTATGAAAAAAGGAGTGACTATTCAGTCACTCCCCTCTACAAATTCTTTCAATCTATAAAGCCGAGTAATAGCTGGATTGTAAAACTCATCCGGATAATGTTGCTTAATATCGTTGATGTTCGCCCTGACATACAGAGACGTGTCGTAGATATGCTCGGATTCACTCAATACTACCTCTTTCGGTAATTGTGTTGTTTCTGCCCAGTGTATGATTGCTTGTACCGAGGCTTCATCAAATTGATATTTACTCTTTTCTACCATAGCTTTGTTATGTTTTCAATGAATAATAGAACAATGCAAATATACATAAACATTTCAAAAGGAACTACTTTCACTTCTATTGAGTACCATTACAGATAATGAAGAAGTTAAAGGTTATAGGAAATATTGGGGCTTTAGACTAATTTTGTCACCACTAAAACTTTTGTACTATATGAATCAAAAAAATGTATATGAATTAACCCAGGAAAGATTAAAAATGATTTTTGAAGAATTCGATAATATTTATATATCTTTTTCTGGAGGCAAAGATAGTGGAGTCTTGTTAAATCTATGTATTGACTATATCCGTCAGAACAGCCTGAAACGAAAGATTGGAATATTTCACATGGACTATGAAGTACAATACAGCATGACCATTGACTATGTTAACCGGGTATTGGAAACAAACAGGGATATACTGGATGTATACCGGATTTGTGTCCCTTTCCGGGTAACAACCTGCACCTCTATGTATCAAAGTTACTGGCGTCCCTGGGATGAACAAAAAAAGGAGGCATGGGTCAGAGAAATGCCGAAAGACGCAATGAAAGTAGATAAATTTCCGTTTTACAACCGGAAAATGTGGGATTATGATTTCCAGATTGAGTTTTCCCGATGGTTACATCTACAGAAAGCTGCCCGGCGTACTTGCTGCCTGGTAGGCATACGTACCCAAGAGAGCTATAACCGCTGGCGCACAATCTACCGGGGAGTAAAAAAGCAATATAAGAATTGCATGTGGAGTACGGAAATAGATGAAAATGTATACAATCTATACCCGCTGTACGACTGGAAAACGGAGGATATATGGGTAGCCAACGGCAAGTTCGGTTGGGACTACAATAAGCTATATGACCTCTACTATCAAGCCGGAGTAAGCCTTGACAGACAACGTGTGGCCAGTCCTTTCATTAGCGAAGCTATCGAGAGTCTTGCCCTGTACAAAGTAATTGATCCTGACACATGGGGGAAGATGATAGGACGCGTAAACGGGATTGGCTTTGCCGGACTTTATGGCAACACTCATGCGGCAGGAAGAAAAAGCATCCGTTTGCCGGAAGGATATACATGGAAATCATTCATGGAGTTTTTACTTTCGACCCTTCCAGAACATACCCGGAATAGATATTTGGCTAAACTGAAAACCAGCATTAGGTTCTGGAAGGAAAAGGGCGGTGTACTTAGTGATGAAGTCATACAGAAGCTGAAAGACCGCAATATACCCATACAAATAGGTGACAGTAGCAATTACAAGACAGAGAAAAAGCCGGTACGGATGGACTACCTGGACGACATTGATATAGAGGAATTCCGGGAAATCCCTTCCTATAAACGTATGTGTATATGTATCCTACGCAATGACCATACCTGTAAGTATATGGGATTCGCCTTAACTAAGGAGGAGAATGAAATGAAGAGTAATGCTTTGGAGAAATACAAACATATTTTATAAAAACACCTGGTAAACATACCTTATCATTAATTGTAGAACTTCATTGTAGAAGTGTTGCACTCTTTTCCACACTCATATTAAATAAGCCATCACATAGACATGAAAATTAATCACTTATAAGTATAAACTTTTTGGCACGTTTTTTGTTTTATTGACAGTAAATCTTAAGTTGTTATAGTATTCGGTATTAGTAAAAGGTAAAAAGAACTCTAAATTCTCTTTATAACACAAGACTAGGACATGCTTCATCCCGGCACTGTGAAGTGCTGGGATGTTTTTTGTTTAAAGCATTCCGAGTAGGTAGAGGTAGAATATCAGTAGAATCTATAAAATCTACCCACATTCTACCACACGGCTAAAATCAGGTGTCTTTTTCTTCCTTTTTACAGCCTTCAAATCACGTATTATTGTATTAGAAAGAACCTCTGAATACACCTCTGTAGTTCTGACAGAAGTATGACCTAACAACTTCTGGACGGTGGTAATCGGAACGCCCTGGTGAACAAGCAGGGTCGCACAAGTATGACGGGCCGTGTGGAACAGAACCCACAAAGCAACCGTCAGCAAACAAGTAACGACAAAACGCAACCCGTTTGAAATGAGCGGATTTTCACTATTCTGCCAAATACCGGAAACGCAAGGAAGTGCGGAATATTGAGCCATTTCAGTTACCAAGTCGTTAGCTGCCTGTTACCGAAGCAAGGATAGGTGACGCACGGAAAATGAAATTGTTGGACAGCCATTTCTTTTGCACTGATACGCAGTGTTCTGCAAATCAATGAACGCTTACATAGAAAGTAAATTTGCAAACAAAAAAATGTGAGCGTATGAAAATTGAAAAATTCAAGGTATTGCTCTACCTGAAAAAGAGTGGAACGGACAAGTTGGGCAAAGCCCCGATAATGGGACGAATTACGGTAAACCGCACGATGGCGCAGTTCGGATGCAAGCTGTCGTGCAAGCCGGAGTTGTGGAATGCACGGGAGAGCCGACTGGACGGCAAAAGCCGTGAGGCAGTAGAAACCAATGCCAAGCTAGACAAGCTGCTACTTGCCGTAAATCATGCTTTCGACACCCTGGTGGAACGCGGACAGGACTTTGACGCTACGGCGGTCAAGGAACTGTTCCAAGGCAGCATGGAAACACAGATGACACTGCTTAGAATGACTGACCGTATCTGTGAGGACTTGAAGGCACGTATCGGCATCGACCGTGCCAAAGGAACTTATCCCGGCTATTACTACATGAGAATGAGATTGGGCGAGTTCATCCAGTGGCAGTTCAAGACGAAAGATATTGCTTTCGGTCAGCTTACCGAGCAGTTCATCCATGATTACCAGAATTATGTGATGGACGTGAAGGGACTGGCGGTAGATACCGTGCGCCATTATCTCGCCATTTTGAAAAAGATATGTCGTATCGCCTACAAGGAGGGATACGCAGACAGGTGTTTCTTCGCCAATTTCACCCTTCCACAAAAGACAGAACGCACACCGAGGGCATTAAGCCGTGAGGACTTCGAGAAAATCCGCAATGTGGAAATACCTACATGGCGCACCACGCATATCCTCGCCCGTGACCTTTTCCTGTTTGCCTGTTATACGGGAACCGCCTATGCCGATGCGGTGAGCGTTACCCGTGAGAATCTTTACACGGACGATGAGGGAAACCTCTGGCTGAAGTATCACAGGAGGAAAAACGAGCTTCGGGCAAGTGTCAGGCTGCTTCCCGAAGCACTTGCGCTGATAGAGAAATATCGTGATGACAGCAGACCGACACTTTTCCCGACGGTTCATTACCCCAACATGAAACGGCACATGAAAGCCCTTGCCGTCCTTGCCGGAGTGAATGGCGGCTTGTGCTATCATCAGGCAAGACATTCATTTGCCTCGCTGATTACACTGGAAGCCGGAGTACCGATTGAGACAATCAGCCGGATGCTGGGACATTCCGACATAACCACCACGCAAGTGTATGCCCGTGTCACTCCGAAAAAGCTGTTTGAGGACATGGACAAGTATATTGAAGCAACCAAGGACTTGAAGCTTGTCCTGTAATCATTAAAATCAGAAACTTAAAACATTACAATTATGCGCAGTACATTTTCCGTATTACCATACATCAACAGGAGTAAGGTAAAGGCAGACGGTACGACCGCCGTCCTGTGCCGCATCACCGTAGACGGTAAGAGTTCCACAATGGCGACAGGCATCTATTGCAGACCCGAAGACTGGAACAGCAAGACAGGCTCAATCCGTACCGTCCGTGAAAACAACCGCTTGCTGGAGTTCCGCAAGTCCGTTGAATTTGCCTATGAGGATTCATTGAAGAAGCAGAACGTAGTGAGTGCCGAGCTGCTCAAAAATACGCTGGCAAAGAAAGCCGTCATTCCGGTCAAACTGTTACAGATGGGCGAAATGGAACTTGAAAGGCTGCTTGTCCGCTCAAAGGAGATAAATTCTACTTCGACATACAGAAATTCAAAATACTATCAGAAGTATTTGACGGACTTTCTTGCTTCACAGGGAAAGAGTGATATAAATCTGGCTGAAATCACGGAAGAGTTCGGCAATTCCTATAAAGCTTTCCTGAAACGCTACAAGAACTTCAGACCGTCACAGATGAACAAGTGCCTGTGCTGGCTGAGTAAGCTGGTGTATCTTGCCGTTGATTATGAGATACTCCGTGCCAACCCGTTGGAAGACATGGAATACGAGAAGAAGCCCGCTCCGAGGCATAAGCACATCAGCCGTGCGGAGCTGAAGACCATCCTCGAAACACCGATGCCCGACCCCTTGCAGGAACTTGGGCGGAGGGCGTTCCTGTTCTCGATTTTTACGGGACTGGCATACGTGGACATCATGCTGCTCCATCCGCACCATATTGGCACGACATCGGACGGTAGGCGCTATATCCGTATCAACCGCAAGAAAACCAGCGTAGAGGCATTCATTCCCCTGCATCCGATAGCGGAACAGGTACTTGAACTTTACAACACAAAAGACGACACCAAGCCTGTATTTCCGCTTCCGAGCCGTGACGAGATGTGGTTTGAAATACACGAGATGGGGGTTGCCATCGGCAGGAAGGAAAACTTGTCCTATCATCAAGCCAGACACTCCTTCGGAACTTTTTTGATTTCGGAGGGTATCCCCATCGAGAGCATAGCCAAGATGATGGGGCACTCCGGCATAAAGACTACCCAACGGTACGCAGAAGTTACGGACAAGAAAATTTCAAAGGACATGGACAATCTTATGGCTGTCAGAAGATTATACGGAACAGGCGAATACAGGGAAAACAAGTTGTCAGCAAAAGACTAATGAGTATGGAACGAGGAATCATTACAATCAATGAAAAAGGAGTGGTCGCCATGCCGACCGCTCCCGTCTGGATGACACAGCAGGAAATGTCAGACCTATTTATGATATTCTGCTATGACATCCGCAAGGCTATCCGTGATATTTATAAGAATCATGAACTATTGGAAGAAACAACCATGTGCTACATCAGACAGGAAGACGGGACACGTTACGAGGTATACAGCCTTGAAATGGTCATAGCTCTTGCGTTCAGACTACGCTGCAGGGAATGTATGGCTTTCAGAATGTTTATTATGGAAAGGCTGTATGCGCCCAATCGGGAAAAGCCCATTCATTTGTTCTTTTCACTGTCCAAAACCAATCCACGATACAAATGTTAGTATTGTTTGTATCTATAATGATAATAATGCAAGAAGCCGATGGCTGGGTAATTTACCTATCGCCATCTGCTTCTGTTTCTTTCATACTTTACAAAATTACGTTTCCGTTCGGTAGGCGTTCCGATAGCCGCCCATCACCAGCTTTTCAATGTCCGATTCCTTGTAGAGAATCTTGCCGCCTAACTGACAGTAAGATACCATCCCGTTGTTGCGGTAGTCCTGCAAGGTACGTCGGCTCACCTTGAGCCATGCCGACACCTCCTTGTCCGTCAGGAAGCGTTCATTACCGAATGAAGCCCTGCTTTTTTCGTTCATGTTTTCAATGCCGTCAAGCATGGTGTCCAATTGCTCCATGAAGCCGACAGCCCATTCATCGTTTGTCATAATCGTTTTGTTCATTTATTACAGTGGATTTAATGGTACAATAAATTCAATTACATTCAGATGGTCTTTCCCCAACAGGCGGCATCCTTTCGTCTGTCTTCCACGAGCCGGACGATACGCAATACGTCCTCCGGATTGTAAAAAATCTTATGCCCGATTTGGGAGTAAGCCAGCGTACCGTTGTCGCGCAACGTCTGCAACGTCCTTGGACTGATGCGCAGCTGTTGGCAGACATCCTGATTGTCCATCCAGCGGCTGAGCCGTCCTTCCTCTCTCTTGCCGAGGATTTCATTCACCCGGTCGGAGAAGCGGTTGAACTTTCCGACCATTTCTTCAAATACGTCTTTCGAGATAATCACAAATTCATTCATTGCATATACTGTTTTTATTGTTGGTAATCCTGTTTGCCTGCAAAGTAAAGCCAATGCCAGCATCGGACAATGGCTTTACTACTGACTGGCAGCTTGTGGCTGCAAGTGGTAGGGATTGGCTTAATTCCATATTCCGCAACAGCCTTTCCGGTTGCCGACTGTACAAAGAAAAGCCAACTTCGGCAGATTCCAACCAACCCGCAGCATCGTGGCAGTATTTGGCACCGATGTGGTAGCCTGTGGCGTTTTTCGTTTTTATTGTGCTTTCACTAAGATTTCAGCATAAGTGAAGAACATTATGGTATCATTGGATATACAAATTGCCAATCATAACACACTTATTACTCAAATATACAACCTTATAGTTGTACTCCTCAGGTATTTATATTACCTTTGTATTCAAACAAGATAATCTTTCAATAAATACAATAACAAACAGAATGTATTGTGATGCCTTAGAAACCGTAAGATGCGCAGCTAAGCTTGGGCAGGACAACAAAGATTGGGTGAAGTACTCGCAACAGATTGCTACTACTATGTCCAAACGAATGGCGGAACTTAGTTTGACACAACAGATGCTTGCTGAAAGGATGAATTGCACCCAACAATATATTTCTAAAGTGTTGAAGGGGAAAAAGAATATGTCGCTGGAAACGATATGTAAGATAGAAAACGCATTGGGTATTGAGATTATCAAAAATCTGAACGGAAATAAATAACAAATAAAAGGCAGAGCAAAATATGTCAATACAAAGTGAAGCGGCATTGGAAGCCGGACTTATCGCTACACTTCAGCAAATGGATTATGAGTATATCCAAATTGCGGAAGAAGATAATCTTCAAGCAAATTTCAAACGGCAGTTGGAGATACACAACCGTAAACGATTGGCAGAACATGGTCGAACTGAATTTACGGCAGAGGAATTTGAAAAGATTCTTATCTATCTTGAAGGCGGTACGAGGTTTGAAAAGGCAAAGAAGCTCCGCGACCGTTATCCGCTTGACATGGCAGACGGCAAACGTATTTGGGTGGAATTTCTCAATCGTCAACAATGGTGTCAGAACGAGTTTCAGGTTTCCAATCAAATAACGGTGGAAGGTCGAAAAAAATGTCGCTACGATGTGACCATTCTTATAAATGGTCTGCCATTGGTGCAGATTGAATTGAAACGCCGTGGCGTGGAACTCAAACAAGCGTATAATCAGATACAACGTTATCACAAGACATCTTTTCACGGATTATTTGACTACATTCAGTTGTTCATTATTTCCAACGGCGTAAATACCCGTTACTTTGCCAATAACCCGAACAGCGGTTATAAATTCACGTTCAACTGGACGGATGCAGCCAATGTGCCGTTCAATGAACTGGATAAATTTACTGCCGCTTTTTTAGAGAAATGCACTTTAGGTAAAATCATTGGCAAATATATCGTATTGCATGAAGGCGACAAATGCCTGATGGTACTCCGTCCGTATCAATTCTATGCCGTAGAAAAGATATTGGACAAGGTAAAGAACTCCAATGACAACGGTTATATATGGCATACGACTGGAGCAGGAAAGACTTTAACCTCGTTCAAGGCTGCACAACTCGTTTCCGAACTGAACGATGTAGATAAGGTCATGTTTGTGGTTGACCGCCACGACCTTGATACACAAACCCAGTTGGAATATGAAGCCTTTGAACCAGGCGCAGTGGATGGTACGGATAACACAGATAAACTTGTAAAGCGGTTGCACAGCAACTCCAAGATAATCATCACTACGATTCAAAAGCTCAATGCTGCCGTCAGTAAGACGTGGTACAGCAACAAGATAGAATCCATACGTCACTCACGTATTGTAATGATATTTGATGAGTGTCACAGAAGTCACTTTGGGGAAAGCCACAAAAGAATAATGAAATTCTTTGATAATGCCCAAGTGTTCGGATTCACAGGTACGCCTATCTTCACGGAAAATGCTGTGGACGGGCATACCACCAAAGAAATATTTGGCAATTGCCTGCACCAATATCTTATCAAGGATGCCATTGCCGATGAAAATGTACTGGGATTCCTTGTAGAATATTATCATGGGAACGAGAATGTAGAAGCGGGTAATGCTAACCGAATGGAGGAAATAGCTAAATTCATCCTTAATAATTTCAATAAGTCAACTTTTGACGGTGAGTTTGACGCCCTGTTTGCCGTGCAGTCTGTGCCGATGCTTATACGTTATTACAAGATATTCAAGTCTCTGAATCCGAAAATACGTATCGGTGCGGTGTTCACATACGCTGCCAACAGTAGCCAAGATGATGAACAGACAGGAATGAATACAGGACAGTATGTCAGTGAAAGTACAGGTGAAGCAGACGAGCTTCAAGCCATCATGGATGACTACAATGAAATGTTTGGCACAGCATATACTACCGAAAATTTCCGAGCCTATTACGATGACATCAATGAACGCATGAAAAAGAAGAAAGCGGGCATGAAGCCGCTTGACCTCTGCCTTGTCGTGGGTATGTTCCTTACAGGTTTCGATAGCAAAAAGCTAAACACACTTTATGTAGATAAGAACTTGGAGTATCACGGTCTGTTGCAAGCCTTTAGTCGTACTAACCGTATTTTGAACGAGAAAAAGCGGTTTGGCAAGATTATATGTTTCCGTGATTTGAAAAGCAATGTTGATACAGCCATCCGGTTATTCAGCAATTCCAATAATCCGGAAGAAATAGTACGCCCTACGTATGAGGGGGTAAAAAAGGAATACCAACAGTTAGCCACGGACTTCTTACAGAAATACCCGGAACCAAGCAGCATAGATTTGTTGCAAAGTGAAAAGGATAAGAAAGATTTTGTATTGGCTTTCCGCGACATTATCCGCAAACACGCAGAAATTCAAATATATGAGGATTATAGTGATGAAGCGAACGACCTTGGTATGACAGAACAACAATTTATGGATTTCCGAAGCAAGTACCTTGACATTCACGATACATTTGCCTTAATTGACCCTGTCCCGCCTACAAAGCCGGGGGATGATGAAACACCAAGTGATGAAAGGCTGGAAGATGTGGACTTCTGTCTTGAACTCCTGCACAGCGACATCATCAATGTGGCTTATATTCTTGAACTGATTGCCAATCTTAACCCATATAGTAACGATTACGCAGAACGGCGCAAGAGTATCATTGATACCATGATAAAAGATGCCGAAATGCGCAACAAAGCGAAACTTATTGATGGTTTCATTCAAAAGAATGTGGATGAAGACAAGGAGAACTTCATGTTGCAACGGCAGAAGGCAGATGGTACAAGTGAACTCGAAGAACGATTGAATAGGTATATCTCATTAGAGCGAGAAAAGGCAGTAAACTCATTGGCGCAAGATGAAGGGCTTTCTTCTGATGTGTTTGACCATTATCTGAAAGAATATGATTACCTGCAAAAAGAACAGCCTGAAATCATACAAAAGGCATTGAAAGAGAAGCACCTCGGTCTGATAAAGACACGTAAAGCTCTGACACGGATAATGGATAGACTACGTAACATTATCAGAACTTTTAATTGGGATTAAGATTATGGATAAGATAAAAGAACCGGGTTATGTATATATCCTAACGAATCCAAGTTTTCGTGAGGATTGGGTTAAGATTGGTAAAAGCGCACGTCCTGTTGATGTGCGCTCAAAGGAACTCGATAATACAGCCGTACCTTTGCCTTTTGAAATATATGCTACAATCAGAACTATAAAATACAATGAGGTAGAAAAACTCGTACATGAGTTAATAGACAGTCTTACAGATTTTCGCATCCGTCGAAATAGAGAATTTTTCAATGTCAATCCGCAAAGGGCACTAGAAATATTTAAAAAGATAGCACTAACTATAGACGATGCAGTTATAACTGAATATACTGATAACAAGCTTATTCCTAATAATAGTGGTTCGGTCGTTTATCAAGATAGCGCACATAACAAAGGCAAGGATTACACAAAATACTCCCTTAATGGGAATGGTGTTTTTGGCAAAGGTAAATTGGCTTTAGAGATTATACGTTGTTATGTCCAAGAAAATCAAGTCTGCTATCAGGATTTGTTTGCCATATTACCTAAGAAATTGATTAAAACGGTTAAAGAGGTTGATGATTGGAAACGGCTAACAGAAGACAAGAAGAAAGATACAAGATGGTTTGAACATGATGTACTTGAGAGCTGCGATGGTGTCAAATTTCTCGTATCAACTCAACATGGCAAAAATAATATAGACAAGATATTTGAGCTTGCGAATAAATTTGGATATGAAATTAAAGAACTAAAATAGATATGAGCGAAGAATTACAACAAAAACTCCGTGACCAGCTTTGGGAAGTAGCCAATAAGTTGCGTGGTAATATGTCAGCCAGTGATTTCATGTATTTCACATTGGGTTTTATCTTCTACAAATACCTGTCTGAAAAGATAGAAGCATACGCCAATAATGCTTTGGTGGATGATGGTGTATCGTTCAAAGATTTGTGGAATATGGAGGATGAAGATACCGTTGAACTACAAGAGGAACTGAAAAAGCAATGTTTGGAAGGTATCGGTTATTTTATAGAACCGACCTACTTGTTTTCATCGGTAATAGACCGGATAAAAAGGAAAGAGAATATATTGCCAATACTTGAACGGTCGCTGAAACGTATTGAGGATAGTACATTAGGGCATGACAGCGAGGAAGATTTCGGCGGTCTGTTCTCAGATATAGACCTTGCTTCTCCAAAGTTGGGTAAGACGGCAGATGACAAGAATACTCTTGTCAGCAACGTCTTGTTGGCTTTGGACGATATAAAGTTTGGAGTGGAAGCCTCTAATGAGATTGATATTCTTGGCGATGCCTACGAATATATGATTGGTCAATTTGCAGCAGGAGCCGGGAAAAAAGCCGGAGAGTTCTATACTCCGCAAGAAGTCAGCCAGATTTTGGCTGAAATTGTTTTTATCGGTCGCACACGGCTTCGCAATGTGTATGACCCGACTTGCGGTAGTGGCTCGTTGCTTCTCCGCGCAGCAAAGGTAGGTCATGCAGTGGACATTTATGGACAAGAGAAGAATCCGACCACTTACAACCTTGCCAGAATGAATATGCTGTTGCACGGCATCAGATTCAATAACTTCAAGATAGAAAACGGTGATACGCTGGAGTGGGACGCATTTGGCGATACGCAGTTTGATGCAGTCGTGGCTAATCCTCCGTTCTCCGCTGAATGGAGTGCAGCTGACAAATACAACAATGATGACCGTTTCAGCAAGGCTGGACGACTTGCACCGAAAAAGACAGCCGACTATGCTTTTATCCTGCATATGATTTACCACTTGAATGAGGGTGGAACAATGGCTTGTGTGGCTCCTCATGGTGTGCTGTTCCGTGGTAATGCCGAAGGTGTAATCCGTCGTTTCCTCATCGAAAAGAAAAACTATATTGATGCCATTATCGGTTTGCCTGCCAATATTTTCTATGGCACAAGCATACCGACTTGTATCCTTGTCTTTAAGAAATGCCGCAAGGAGGATGACAATATTCTGTTCATTGATGCAAGCAAGGAGTTTGAAAAGGTAAAGACTCAAAACAAACTTCGTCCGCAGCATATACAGAAAATTGTCGAAACCTATCGTGACCGCAAGGAAATAGAAAAGTATAGCCATCTTGCCACATTGCAGGAAGTCGCTGACAACGATTATAATCTGAATATTCCCCGATATGTTGATACCTTTGAAGAAGAAGCACCTATCGACATCAAGGCTGTAATGGCAGAAATTAAAGAACTTGAAGCCAAACGTGCCGAACTTGACAAGGAGATAGAGGGGTATTTGAAAGAGTTGGGGTTGGTTGAATAAAAGGAAGTGTAATGGCAAAGCGGTTTGAAATAAGAAACAGTACGGCAGAGTTCCTTATTTTCGCCATTGAAGGTAAGGAAGATGGCATACAAGTGGTGTATCAGAATGAAACTGTCTGGTGTACGCAAAAAGCTATGGCAATCTTATTTGATTGCTCTACCGATAATATAGGTTTACATTTAAAGAACATATATGCCAGTCAGGAGTTGCAAAAAGATGCAACTACCGAGTTTTTCTCGGTAGTTCAAATGGAGGGTGAGCGTCAGGTAAATAGAAAAACGTTGTTTTACAACTTGGATGCCATTATCTCTGTGGGCTATCGTGTAAACAGTATTAGGGCTACACAATTCCGCCAATGGTGTACCTCTGTCATTCGCCAGTTCTCTATCCGTGGCTATGTGATAGACAAGAAACGTATGGAAAACGGCTCATTTATTGGCGAGGACTATTTCGAGCATTTACTGGCAGAAATCCGTGAAATCCGCCTTAGCGAACGCCGTTTCTATCAAAAACTTACGGATATTTATTCTACAGCTATTGATTACAATCGTGATGCACCTACCACACGGTTATTTTTCAAAAAAGTACAGAACAAAATGCACTATGCAGTGCACGGTCAGACAGCCGCAGAACTAATTGTGAATAGAGCCAATGCTGAAAAAGAACACATGGGACTGACTACGTGGGAAAATGCTCCTGATGGGAAAATAGTCAAGACCGATGTAAGTATTGCCAAGAACTATCTGAAAGGTATAGAGTTGGAAGATATGGGACGTTTGGTCAATGCCGTGTTGGATATGGCTGAGCGTATGGCGAAGCGTCATATACCTATGACAATGGAGGACTGGGCAAAACGTATTGACATCATTCTTGAAGCTGGTGGCGATGCTGTCCTTCCAGATGCAGGTAAGGTTACGGCAGAATTCGCCAAGAAATTTGCCGAAACTGAATTTGAAAAATACCGTATCATCCAAGACCGTTTGTTTCAGTCTGACTTTGACCGATTAAATGACAATGATTTACCTTCACTTGATTTTAACGATTAA